ACGACACAGCGTTTACAAAAAAAGAAACAGGAGACTACAGTGCCATATCGACGTGGGGTGTATTCTATCCTGATGAGATTACGCCTAATATAATTTTGCTCGATGTCGTCAAAGACAGATTAGAGTTCCCTGAGCTGAAACGTATTGCCTTAGAGCAGTACAAATACTGGGAACCGGAGTCCGTGATCGTTGAAGCAAAGGCCTCGGGCCTACCGCTTATCCAAGAGTTACGTCAAGTCGGTATACCCGTTATCAACTTTACACCAAGCAAAGGCAATGATAAGTTGTCGAGAGTGCACGCTGTCGCTCCTGTGTTTGAGAGCGGTGCAGTATGGGCACCAGATGAACGCTGGGCTGAAGAGATGATAGAAGAATGTGCCATGTTCCCACACGCAGAACATGACGACCTTGTAGACTCTATGAGCCAAGCACTATTGAGGTTTAGAAAGGGTAACTTTGTTGCATTGCAAGATGACTACGAAGAAGAGCCCACGGACCACGGACAAACGGAGTATTATTAATGGCCTACAATCCTTTTGATGATGTAATTTTAAATGATCCCGCATACATGCAAAACGGTGGTGGAGTTCAACCTATGGTGATACCCCAACAAAGGCCCGATTACACACAAGAGACTTTCAAACCAATAGCTTCAGCTATCTCAAAAGCTTACCAGCTCTTAACACCGGAACAAGAAACTTTAGATCGAATAGAACGAGACCAGCAACTCAGATCCTTAGCTACGGCCCAGGCTTTTACCGGCACAGAGTTTCAAAATTATGCAGGAGCGTTTGATTTACCAAGTTCTGTATTACAAGACCCAAGAGCAATGGATCTTCTAAATAATGTAGGATTCAAACGAGAGGGTTTTACAGAAGGTCTAAGTCGCACCGGTCAATTTTTATATGGGAATCAAAGACAAGCTTTTGACAAATTAAGAGACGGACAAGATCTTACAAGTGATGACAGACTATCCATAGCCTTAGCGCCTCTAGACTCTTTAGATTTTTTGTTACCGCCAGTAGCAATAAAAAAACTAGCGGGTATAGGATTAAAGAATGTAAATAGTATTTTAAGATCTTCATCAGACTTACCAGAGGTTCAACAAGTAAAACAATTCTTTGGTGGCTCACCCGTTCCGTTAATACAAGATACTGCCAAGGGACCACCCGGTATGCAGACCACCCCAAGAGTTGCATTAGAAGCTGACGATGGAAAAGGTGCTGGAACTTTTGGAACGTTTACAGATGCAGATAGAGCTGCATCTAAAGAATCATTCAATAAAAATACTTATGAGCCATATAGAAATGCATACAATAAATTTATCGAAGATAAGGACTCTGTTAATGTTGCAGAGTTTAGAGAGTTTTTAAAAAAAGAAAATGTGGCACCGACTGTAGCAAGTGGTCTTAAAGATACAAGAAAAGCAAAAGATAATTTTAATCAACATCTTAATAATGCACTAAATTATTTATCAGAGGGTTCTAATGTAAAAGTGAGATCTGCTGCATTTAAACCATGGATGACTGAAGCAGAAAACATATTAAGAGAAAATCCTGATGGTATTTATCCAGCAGCTATATCTAAATTATTAAAAGAAAAAGGTTTTAATGTCGATAGAGATAGGATCAGAAAGTGGGGCACCGCGGGTGAGAACGTAGAAGATAAATCTGTTTTAAGTAATCTTAAATCAGGATCCTTGAAACAAGAAATACAAGATGAAAAAATTATAGAAGTAAAAAAAATTTTGGATAATTTAGAAAAAAATCCTGATGATCGAGGAAAAGGTGCTGCAAAATATAAATTCACAGTTCCTGGAGACGATAAAACTTTTAGCATAGAAAGTGTTCTAATGAAAAAAGCTTCAGGCATACAAAAAGCATTAGGTGATGATGTTGTTAATAAACTTAGAGAATATACCTTCAAAGCTAATGAACCTAGAGAGTTGTTTTATGAATATATACCTCAGTATGCAAAAAAAATATTTAAGGATAGTGATAGTACAAAATACAACAGAGCGTTAGATAATGTATTTCAATCTTTTAGATCCGGCATGCTTGGCAAGTATAATAATTTTGAAGAGGGTATGGAAGCATATGGTATTCAGAAAAAAACAGGAAACAAAGCAGAAGATTTAATTATCAACGAAGAAAATAAACAAAAAATTTTAAATCTCAATGCAGATATTAATAAATACAATAGACTTGGCGGTGCAGAAAAAAAACAATATGAAAAAATATTTGATGATTCTGTGCTATTGTCTAATTACACAATTCCAAAATGGAAAGAAACTGTTTTAAATAATCCACAACTACGAGATCAAGTCTTAGCCTCATGGAAAACAATAGATCCAAACGGAACACTTGATGAAGCAATCATAGCTGCAGGTAAAGGGTTTTCAGGACACGTATCACACATAGCTAGAATATCCGGGTTTGCCGGTGCAGATAAAGAATTTGAAAAAGGCTTACGCGGTATGGGTGCACTTGGCTCTATGGTCCGTGTAAACTTTGGTATTGAGAATTTAGCACTTCAAAGGACTGCAGAAAATATTGTTGATGAGGGTGTTAAAATACTTAACCGCCTTACAAAAAAACAAAAGACAGGTAACTTGACTGAAAAAGAACAAGATACAATGTTCCGTGTTGCTGCGAATATAGGATATTACAACAATCTTATGAAAACAAAAGGCATGGCTGCTTATATAAGAATACCAAAAGAAGAATTAACAGATGATGTTATGAATTATTTAAATAATTATTTTAAAGCAAGAGGTGGTCCAAATCTTACACCTAGTGATCAAGTTATAGCTAAAAACATAAAGCCAAAAAAAGAAGATAATATTGCTGACAAATATAACGATATCTTTATAGGCACAGAAACACCACAAACAATTGATCAACAAAAAGCTCGATTTGATGAGTTATTAGATTTTTATGTTAACAATCCAAAAGAATTTGCTTTTTCAAAACAGTCACCAAAATTTACACAAGATGTAATAGAGGGTTTTGGTGAAACTCCCTACATTAGATATTCTTATCCAAACACTGCTAAACCTATTATTGAAAGAGAAACTAATTTTAAAAAGGGTGGCCCTGTACGTATGGCCATTGGCGGTGATCCGTTAGAAAATATTAATCAACAACAGTTTACACCTGACCCTGCTTTAGACGATGACTTTTTTAAAAAAGCTGTGGACTCAGGCAACCTACAAGCTTTTGGAGCGGGTAATTTATTTAAAATATTTGGAAAAGTTCCTGGCTTGTTAACACCAAAGAAAGTTGTATCTGATATACCTACTGCACCGGGTACAACACCCATGGTCCCAAATGTAGATCCTGGTGATTTCCCATTTAAATCTTACTTTATAGAGTCAACCACAAATCCAAAGGCACCTAAAAGTGCATTACCAAAAGACTGGTTAAAGTATTACACCGGTAATATTGGTGTGCCTCAATCAGAAATGAAGGACGCAGGTATATTAAATTATTTAGAAGACATAGAAAAATTTTTTCCTAATACAAAACTTACTCAACAAAATTTAGTTGACGTTTATGAAAGCTCTCCTATTGCTAATATTGAAGTAAAAATTAAAAGACAACCGGCTACAAATACACCTCCCGGTAGTTTAGGTTCATACATGGGTAGACCCACTCATCAAGGTTCAGGTAGTCAACCTTTGGACAGTCAAGGTACTAATTATAGAGAGATAGTTGTTAATGTTGACAAATTGCCTGGTCAAGACAAACCTTTTTTTAACTCTTCTCATTTTGGCAAAGATCCTAATGTAATAGCTTTTACAAGAGTTGCTGACTACAAAGACGTAGATGGTAACACAGTCGCTGCTATTCAAGAGATTCAAACCGACATGTTAACAAATTTAAAAAAAGAACAAGAGAGAATGAAGGCTACGGCAGTGATGATAAGAAACTATAAAGAAAATTTAAAAAATCGAATTGCTCAAGGTGATACTTACATGCAGGACATGCTTGAAAAATTTGAAAGAGATTATCCCGAAAGCATGTTAAAGTTTATGGAAACCTCTGATTTAGTTCGCCCAAACAATCCTACTTTTGCAGACACTCTTACGCCCGATGTTGTAAAAGAATTAAATGAGTTACAAGAACGTATTACAACCATTGCAAATCAAAATAGAGTAACGGTTGTAGATCCTGATTTTCAAAACAAAATAGTAGCTTTACAAGAAGAAGGTAGACAAAAATTTAATAAATTATTTGAATTAAATAGAGGGACAAATTACGAGGATCAACTTAAAAATATTAAAATTTTAGATGTTGATAATACAGATGATCTTGAACGTTTCGCTAATGCAAACCCTACTTATGAAGCAAGATTTAGACCCGTGCAAAGTTTTCCTGTATTACCTTTTAACAAAGGTAAAGATTATATTGATCTTTTACTGAAAGCTACAATTCAAGATGCACAGGCTAATGGCATAAACAAGGTAGCAATTTATCCCTCAGAATTAGTAAACAAAAGATGGGGTAAAGATCCTGATGGGCCTGCAGCAAAGAAATTCAAAACAATCTACGACAACATTACAGTGCAGGAGATGAAGAACATCGCTAAAAAATACACAGGAAGTAAAAATAATTTAAAAATAGAAGAAATTGTAGATAAATCAAAAGCTTCTAAGGGCGCAAAATTTTTAAATAAAAATGTCGATGGCGAATTCGAACTGTTAAGAGATCTTGAAATTAGAGCTGGTTTGACTCCTGAAGATGTAGATGATTTTTTAAGCACAGAGATAGAAAGAATAGCTTTAGATTATGGATCTAATGAAGTTGTTTTAAGAAGAGAAGTAGCACCAGGACAAACCATGGAATACTTTGTTCAAACTAAAGCCGATGATGGATTTGAACTTGTGCCTTTAGGTGACGGCGATAGAGCAGAAAATGCCACAATTATTATAGACGAGTATAACCCTCAGAGAGTAAAAATGTTTACTTTGACTCTACCCGAGGAAACCACTAAAAAGGGCCCAATGTTTATATATGGTAAAAAAGATGGTGGTAAAATTGCCTCTGATGGTTTAGTTTCAATTACTGATATATTTGGAGAGTATTAATGGTAGAAAAGTTTAATTCTAATGTACCTACACCACAAAATGAAAATCCGATTGGCCCAGGTGGCGATGAAGATTTAAATATTGAAGAGGTAGGTCAAGAAGTTAATTTAGAGACAGGGCAACAAAACCCTGACATAGTTTTAGAAGATGACGGATCTGCTATTGTAGATCCTGAACAAGAACAAATACAAACATCCTTTTCCTCCAATCTAGCTGAAGTTTTAGACCCATCTTACCTTCAAGGTTTATCAAACGAGCTAATTGAAAAAGTTGATAATGATAAAGCTACAAGAGAAGATTGGGAACAATCTTATACTAAAGGTCTTGATCTCTTAGGATTTAAATATGAAGAAAGAACCAGACCGTTTCGTGGCGCTGCAAGTGTCAACCACCCTGTACTAGCACAAGCCGTTACACAATTTCAAGCGATGGCTTATGTTGAACTTCTGCCAAGCGATGGTCCTGTAAGAACACAAGTTGTAGGAGCAAATTCTCCAGAGCTTCAACAAGCAGCAGAACGAGTCAAAGATTATATGAACTATGAGATTACTCATGTCATGGAAGACTACAATCCTGAGATGGACCAATTATTATTTCAATTACCTTTATCAGGTAGTGCATTCAAAAAAATTTACTATGACGAAGTAGCCGGTAGAGCAACATCAAAATTTATACCCGCCGAGGATGTGATAGTTCCTTACGGTTGTGCAGATCTTGACGATTGTGAAAGAATTACACAAGTCGTTAAAATGACAAAAAATGATTTAAGAAAAAAACAAGTATCCGGTTTTTATCTTGACATCGATACTGAGGGGTATGATGGATCTGGTGCATCTGACTTACAAGAGAAGAAAGATCAAATTGATGGTGAGTCACCTGGCTCATACGCTTCCGAAGATATGGTAGAACTTTATGAAATGCATGTCGATTTAGACCTTGAAGGTTTTGAAGACATGAATTCAAAAAATGGTGAACCAAGTGGGATTATGCTTCCTTACATTGTAACGATTGATAGAAGCTCAAATGCAATTATTTCCGTTTACAGAAATTACAATGAGAATGATCTTCTTAAAAAGAAGAATGATTATTTCGTACATTACAAATTTTTACCTGGTTTAGGATTTTATGGCTTTGGTTTAATTCACATGATTGGTGGACTAACAAGATCTGCCACTTCAGCATTACGTCAATTATTAGATGCTGGAACATTGTCAAATTTACCGGCAGGATTTAAGTCACGTGGACTAAGAATACGTGATGATGATCAACCACTACAACCCGGTGAGTTTAGAGACGTTGATGCACCAAATGGTATTATACGTGAAGCATTAATGCCGTTGCCTTATAAGGGTCCAGATCAAACCTTAATGCAACTATTAGGTTTCTGTGTGGATGCAGCAAAGCAATTTGCAACTGTTGCAGATATGCAACTATCTGAAATAGGTAGTTCACAAACTCCTGTTGGCACAACCATGGCTTTGATGGAGCGTGGTACAAAAGTGATGTCGGCCGTTCACAAAAGATTACACTACGCACAGAAAAAAGAATTTCAATTACTTGCAAAAATATTTCAATTAGTTTTACCACCTGCGTATCCGTATGCTGTTTCGGGAGGACCAAGAGAAATTAAACAAGCAGATTTTGCAGATGCAATAGATATACTACCTGTATCTGATCCAAATATATTTTCTATGTCACAACGAGTGACTCTTGCACAAAACCAATTACAGTTAGCTCAAAGTAATCCTCAAATGCACAATCTTTATGAAGCGTATAGAAGAATGTACATAGCATTAGGTGTTAAAGATATTGAGCAGATATTACCACTTCCTAAAGGACCTCAGCCAGCAAACGCTGCATTAGAACATAGTGTGACTCTAAGAGGTCAACCTCTACAAGCCTTCCCTCAACAAGATCATGCTTTACATATAAAAGCGCATAGAACCTTTTTATCTTCATCATTAGTAAAAAGTAATCCTATGGCTATTGTAACTTTAGCTTCACACATAAATCAACACGTGTCTTTTTTAGCAGAACAACAAGTTGAACGTGCTTTAGTAGAAGAGGCAGAGAACCTGCGAAGAAAATTTGGTGAACAAATACCACCAGAAGAAATTCAAAAACTACAAATGGCAAAAGCACAACTAGTTGATGAAGAGGTTGTAAAGATTACAGAGTTAATGATTTCAGAGGAGCAAGAAGCTTTACAAGATCAAAGCGTAGATCCTCTAGTATTGTTAAAACAACAAGAATTAGCACTTCGCCAAGCCGAAATGGAGATGGATGCACAGCTAAAAGGTGAACAACAAGGTTTAAAAGAAAACCAATTTGACTATAAACAAATTTTAGACGCTAAAAAATTACAAAAAGACTATGATTTAGCAGATTTAAGAGCAAGTGTTGCTAGACAGAGGACAAATGCCCCTAAACAAGAAGGGTAAAAAGATAAAAAAGGCCATGAAAAAGACTTATGGCAAAAAAGAAGGTGCAAAAGTGTTTTATGCGAGCATAAACAAAGGAAAAATAAAAGGAGTAAAGAAAAATGCTTAATTTATTAATAGGCCCACTGTCAAATTTAGTCGGTAATGCAGTTAAAGGCTTTGTTGAGACTAAAAAAGCCAAAGCAGACCTAGCATTGACTGAAATCAAGGCACAGAAGAGCCTTAAAGAAGCTCAGATTGCGGGAAAAATTTCGTGGGAGGCCAGTGCGGTCGATCAAATGAAAGGGAGCTGGAAAGACGAGCTAATTTTAATATGCCTGTTGGTTCCGGCGGTGGCAGTATTCATCCCTGGATGGACTCCACACATTAAAGCAGGGTTTGAGGCACTACACTCACTTCCTGATTACTACAAACACCTTCTATACATAGCTTGTTCAGCAAGTTTTGGTATCAAGGGTGCAAAAGGGGCCATGGGCTTAATTACAAAAAAGAAATAATTGAAACACTCATACTTTAAAATACCGGGTTGGTTTAATTACTCGGAAACTTACGACATAATAGTTGACAGAATACCCGATAACGGTGTCATCGTAGAAATCGGATCTTTTTTAGGAAGATCCACACACTATTTAGCAACTTCATTAATGAATGCAAACAAAGAAGATGTGAAAATATATTGTATTGATACCTTTGAAGGCTCATCAGAACATGCAAACATAAAGTTACCCAAAGATTTTATGCACATGACCAGAGAAAATCTTAAATTTTTTGTAGGTAGAAATATGGTCAATCTTTGTCAAGGCCGGTCAGACAGCAAAGATATATTAGATAAATTTTCAGATGAATCTGTCGATTATGTCATGGTAGATGGTGCCCATGAGTATGAGCCTGTAAGAGATGATGTAATCAATTGGTGGCCTAAATTGAAAAAGGATGGAATTATGTTTGGTGATGATGTCGAACTAACATCCGTGTTTGAGGGCATGAAAGCAGGTCTTAGAGATAGAGGTATGCCTACATATGGCACTAACAGTGGAAGAGAACAAACTTGGTATTGCACAAGAAACGGTGATAACCAAGGTTTAGAAAAATTAATACCAGGAGTTAACGTTTTAAATGAGTAATGCATTTATAATTTATAATCTAAAAAAAGAACTTAAAGCTATTTCAGAAAGTCTTAGAGAAAGTTTATCACAAGGGGTTGAAAACTTTGAAGAATATAAGTATATTCTTGGTAAACTACATATGCTTGACATATGCCAACAGGAAATTTCTCGCCTGCTGGAAAAACAGGAGAAACTAGATGACTAAAACTTTATATGTGCCAGATCACATAAAACAAAAATTCGACAACCCTAAGGAGGCAGTTAAACCTTCGACAAAAGAATTAGATAAACTTCCAAAACCTGTTGGCTGGAGAATATTAGTATTACCTTTTAAAGCGTCTGAGAAAACTAAAGGTGGTATTTTATTAACCGACAAAACTATGGAAGATTCACAATTGACTGCAAGTGTTGCAATGGTATTAGCTGTTGGTGAAGATGCATACGCAGATAAAGAAAAGTTTCCTAATGGTCCTTGGTGCAAACAAGGAGATTGGGTCGTGTTTGGCAGATACGCAGGATCAAGAATAAGAATAGATGGAGGAGAGGTAAGACTATTAAATGATGACGAGATACTCGGCACTGTTGATAGTCCAGAGGACATATTAACAATACTATAACATGGAGGTACCATGCAAACAGAACTTAAAACTGCAAAAGACGAAAAACTCGTAGATCTTGATGTATCAGGTGAGGGAGCAGAAATCCAGCTAGAAGATAAGTCACACGGCACAGTTGCACCCGAAAAATACGAAGAGATAAAGACAGAAGAAAAAGAACCTTTAGAACCTGCTGTACAAGAACAAGCAGAAGAAATGGATCAATATTCTGATAAAGTAAAAAAAAGAATTGATAAATTAACTTTTAAGGTTAGAGAGGCTGAAAGAGAAAGAGAAGCAGCGCTAATATTTGCTCAAAATGTTCAAAAAGAATTGTCAGAGGCCAAACAAAAAACTTATGACATAGACAAAGGATATATGGGGGAGAGTGAAGTCAGAAATAAAATGGCTTCTGATTTAGCTAAAGAAAATTTGATTAGAGCTAGAGAAGCTGGTGATTATCAAAAAGAGGAAGAAGCAAGACAAGCTTTAACAAAATTAGATTTAGAGTCAGAACGTATTCGAGTTACAAAACAAAAAAAAGAACAAGAATATCAAGAGTTTCAAAAAAAATTGGAGCAAGAACAAGCAAGTCCACAGCTCTCTACTCAAAGAACTCAACCCTCTGAAAAAGCTCTAGCATGGGCTGAAAAGAATACTTGGTTTAGATCTGATCAAGAAATGACGGATTACGCCCAAAGAATACATAGAGGTTTAGTAGCAGAAGGATTTGACACAGAATCAGATGATTACTATAATGAGCTAACTGTAAGAGTTAAAAACAAGTTTCCAGAGTCTTTTGAAGGCTCGGATCAGGCTACCAGAAGTGCTAAGATCGCCCAACCAGTCGCTTCTGCATCAAGGTCTGCAACCAGTGGGCGCAAATCTGTTAGGTTGACACCTAGTCAGGTAAAAATAGCAAACAAGCTTGGAGTTCCTCTAAGTGAGTATGCTAAGTACGTTTAGGAGGTACACATGACAGATATAAAAACACCAAGAAGTGCACAAACAAGGGCAACTGAGGAAAGAAGAAAACCTTGGAAGCCACCGTCTCAATTAGACGCACCACCATGTCCTGATGGATATAAGCAAAGATGGCTTCGACATCGTGTAAATGGGGCAGATGATACTAAAAATATCAATGCCAGACTCAGAGAGGGTTGGGAGTTAGTGAGAGCTGACACAAATACCCAAGGACTTTACTCTGCTTACAACGGGTCTATCAAAGCTTATGAGGGTGTCATCAGTGTGGGTGACTTGCTATTGGCAAGAATGCCAGTGGAGACAGTAAACGAGCGTAATGCTTATTTTAAGCAAAAGGTCGATCAACAGACCGAAGCTTGGGAAACAGATCCACTGCGAGAAGAACATCCTAGTATGCCTATCAATGCAGATAGGCAGAGCAAAGTGACTTTTGGTGGTTCTAAAAAGAACAACTAAGTCACATACTAATAAAGGAGATGAACTATGGCAAATCAAGCTGGATTTTACGGATTTCGTCCCGTTAAAATGCTGGGTGGTGCTTACAATGGTCAAGGCCAAACTGAGTACACTATCGGCAATAACGAGGCATCCGCGATCTATCAAGGCGATCCTGTTATCCTAGTGGCTAACGGGAGCATCGATATTGGTTCAACTGCTGGTGCTGAAATCTTAGGTATTTTTAATGGTTGCTTTTACACAGACCCAACAACTGGTAAGCCCACCTTTTCTAATCATTACCCAGGCAGCATTGCAGCAGCCGATATCGTGGCAAATGTCATCGATGACCCAGATGTAGTATTTGAGGTTAAAGTCGATGATACGAACGGCGGACTTGCACAAGTAGGAACTAACTGTAACATCGCAACATATACCGCAGGATCAGATATTGACGGTATTTCAAACGTTGTGATTGATGGCGGTTCTTTCACTACAAATGCGGGAGCCAATTTTAGGGTAGTAGGACTTTCAACAGATCCTGACAACAGTGATTATTCTGCAGCAAATGCAGCAATTCAAGTCAAGATTAACCTACACTCATTAAGAGACACAACAGGTATATAGGAGGTTAAACTATGGCTATATCTAGAAGTCAACTCGTTAAAGAG